CTCGTTGATCACCGCCCTTTCAGATTTCAACAAGCGTGGAATGGATGGCCCAGCCGAAGTAATTCAAAAAGCAATTACACGCGCAGAACTTATCGATCCAACGAAAGAATCACTGTTTATTGTTCAAGATAAGGACCAAATGTCGTTGGTTCATTACAAAAATGATAATCAAGAAGATGCTTTCATGAGGATGGAATGAAGAGAGGAAATCTACCCTGGTGGAAATACAAACGAATTATCTCACGGATCAATAATATTCGTGACGACTGGCTTACACCAGTTGCATACTTACCTTACATTGATGCTTTACTTGGTGACATTGATCTTGATCCGTGCTCAACCCACCTGGCTAACACTCAGTTCCTTAGAGCAAAGAAAATTTACACTTATGACGAAGACGGATTAAATACTTTGGAACCATGGACCGGACAAGTTTATTTGTTTCCTCCAACTTACGGTCGTTGTTCCTACATCAAAGAACGTGGAATCTGGCGCTGGGGTAAGCGGCTGCCTATACAAAACCGAGCTGCTTCCGTGATCTGGTTCAAAAAACTGTTGAGGGAGTGGAAACTGCGCAATGCTAGAGAAGCTTTGTTCTACACAACTAACACGGAAATGTTGAGGGTCATTCCAGAAGTATGGGATTTTCCAGTGTGCATACCTAAGGATCGCCCAAAGCTTGTACACGGCAAGCTGTTGTTTGAGCCATCAATTCCAATTCACTGGGGATTCTTTGTCTACTTGCCACCCCCTGATTTTGGTTTAGCTGAGATCGATCGATTTACTTATATCTTCTCCAACATCGGCAGAGTTATTGCCTAGCTCTAAATCCATTAAGGAAACTGTAGACTGCGTCCCCTGGCCCAGAAACCGTGAAGCGATTAACCGCTTCATTGTCTGAGGGGATTTTATCTTTTTTCTTTGCAGACTGAAGATAATTTAAAGCAAAATTGAGACCTTTGTCATCATCTTGAGCGTTTTTCAGACCCTTATACCTGGAGTCAACCTTGTAGTTCTGGCTTAGTTGATTTCGCATTTACCTATTGTAAATCAACTTTGCAATGTTTAATCCAGGTTCTCAGCATGGCCAAACACATGGGGTTTTTCACTCCAGTAACGGAAGAATCGACGCACAACTTCACCAGATGGATCGAATTCACTGAGCTTCTTTTCCAGGTACTCAATAGCTCTTACTTGCTGCGTGCCACCATTCCAGGTCTCTGCTAGGTTCATTAAGCAGTGCTTAGATGCACATTTATGGTAAGCCGCAGCAACCATTGTCTCCTGTGGGGCGTAATATAGATTCAATTCAGTGCGACGCCTGTCAATCATTGTCTGGCCGCCGCTTTGCCAAATCGTGTTTATGTATGGACTCCACTCACGTAAAATTTCTTTTTTGTTTGCAAAAGTATTGATCAACTCAAGCAATCTGCTTTTTTTAAACGATTGAACTCCAATGCTGAAAGCAAAGCTTAACAACGCCGCTTTCTTATTTGAATTCGTGCGTACAAAAACATACTGATTAACGTACTCAGAAAACTCTTTTAAGTCTTCTACCAGTTGAGCATCAATTTCTGCGCGGGTCAGCCTATCCTTGGCGCCAACCGGACGTTTTTTAATAAAGTAACTGCCGTGGCCAATCCGCCAGCTTGAATCACCGTAATCTTTGTATGAAGCAAAAGTACCCATACCCAAGTTAGTCCTCGGGGATGAGTACATTTTTACTAGTTCAATCCCTTTCCAAGTCAAGAAAGGGTGATCTTTAAATTTTTCTGTACTTTCGTTATGGGACGTCGACTTCACAGACGTAGTTGGTGCCAGAATCTGTGGCCAACTCTAGCAATACAACGTAGTCTTTAGTTGCATCCGTTACCGTCACACCAACAGCGCCCTTCTCTTTACCAGCTTTAGCCACGTTAAAAAATTTGAAGTATCCGCTGGGGGCATTACCAGACGTGTAACTATCCTCTTGAAAAACTTCAATGGAGTCAACGCCGCTACTTTTAACCAGTTTGACAAGCAGGTCTCCAGTACCAGCGGGGTTCACACGAAACGCCCGGTAGTTAAACGATGTTGACGATTCAAAAGAGGTATTGCCAAGATAAGTAATCTCGGAGCCACCGTCAACAAAGAATTTGTCAACAGTGCCTGTAACAATGCGAGTCGGCATGGGAATCAGGAGACTTGTCCGATGGTTGAAAGATTGAAGTTGATATCAGCATCAATACCGTGTTCTTTCAAAATGCTTAAAAACATCTGTCGATCCACGGCTTTTTGGTGAAGAAGCTCAACAAAAGCTTCCTCCAGTTCATCTCTATTCAGGTTTTGAATAGCAAGGGCGGCGGCGTGGATTGAGAACTCCACATCCATTGGAAGACCAACCACGTTCATATCTGAAGTGAACCTTACAGCTATCCTAACAGCGATGAACTAAAGATCAACCGAGTTGAGGTTTTACTGGCAACCGGTCTGGACCAGTGTGATCTGTGGCAAAATCGGGATCGTCAGAACCTTCCTCAAAAATGCCAACTGCTTGGCTTGGCAAGCGATTCGTAACGTATTCTTGAAGATGCTCGTAAGGAGTTGGTTGTGGCATGGTGGCGCAATTCCCGGCGCAAGAAGAACGTACTGATTCCGTAGGTACTGCAAAATCCTAATGCAAACATTAAAATCAGTACTTCCACTTGAAACCCTGGTTTAAACCATTATATTGTACAGAGTGTTTACTTCAAAATGGATATCGAATCTCTGGCCGCCGACGTCCCAATGCTAACTAGCATGGCCGTATCAGGTGTTACAAAATCTAGCGTCATTCGCTATTTTCAAACAGCAAACAGCTGCACTGACGCAGACATAGAAGCGCTTATTGACCTTTGTTCTTTTAAATCAAAACCAAAAAAGATTGATTATAACCATTTCTATAAAGTAGGACAATCATTACAAGCAGAAAACATAAGTTACCCTTTTACTCAAATTTACAAAAAACCTAAGTTTTTAAACAAAGATGAATGCAACCAAGTAATTGAACTTATAGATGAGCATTGTCAACGCTCTTGTGTAGCTAACTTAAAAGACGAACCAATTGTATCTGATTACAGAACAAGTAAAACAGCAGATCTTAGCTATATAAAACGCCCACAGCTATTTGATATTGATTACAAGATAACAAAATTAATCGGTCTTAACCCGTTAGCATCTGAAGTTATGCAAGGACAACGTTACGACATTGGCCAATACTACAAACAACACTGTGACTATTTCAGTCCACTGACAAAAGAGTATAAAACTTACTGCGAATGGATGGGTCAGCGAACCTGGACATTCATGATTTACTTAAATGATGTAGAAGAGGGTGGTGAAACTTACTTCAAACACCTAAAATTGAAAATAAAACCAGAACAAGGAACCGCTGTTATCTGGAACAACCTTTATAGAAACGGATTACCTAACCCCAAAACCTTGCACGAGGCTTTACCGCCAGTGAGTGGAAAGAAGTACATCATTACGAAGTGGTTCAGATCCTGGAGCCTGGTTTAGTTGGCCGCAATATCAAACTGAACAACTGCGTCATATCCTCCAGTCTCTTTAAGAAAGTTGCCTCTTATTTTTCTTACTGGTGACCCAGAAACGTTGTAAATATAACAACCATTTTCAGAAATAGTATTAGATATTAGCGGAGCATATTGACATCCGTCTACGCTACCGTCTAATCGTACAACTACGCTTTCATTAATGTTTTTTACTGTTACGAACAAAGTGTAATACCTTGTAGATAAATAATTAGTTACATATACATCTACACATTTTGTTACCCCTGGCATTGTCATTTCAGGAAACTGATAGAATACTGTTTGCTGATGACTTTCGTAAAAACCCATGGTTCTTTGTTAATTAATTAACTATAGAAGCAGCACAATTAAACGTTACTACCCGTCTGCACAGGAGTTTTCAGCCAGAAAACAAGTGGCGCTGTCAGGATAAAGGTTAGCAAAACAATCTGTGATTGCCGCTTCAACTTCACACTCCTCAACGATTGAAATAAGTTTCTCCAGGTACCATCGGCATTTCTTAAGATCTTCCGATCGGTTCTGTTTTTTTTCGTACCTGTACAAGTACTTGATGCAGTTGCCCTTGAGATAACCTTTAAAAGCCTCCAGGGTCATAGAGGCTTCAATGGCATCAATGCATTCCACTCCCCCGCTGGTGTAGTGTCCGGGGTGGTTTACTGGATCGTACACCGCAAAAAACAGCTCTAACAACTTTATAGCACAGAAATCGCGCACTGACCAATGAATCAAGCACTC